GTGTCTACTCTTCCTGAGTAAACATAAAATTTATCGTTGCCCATCCAAAAAACATCATTGTTAGAAGTAGCAACTACATTGGGCCCCATAATATTAACTTGATTGCTTATTTCTTGTAACCCAAACACTTCAGCTGTTTTTAAAAACTGTAAAGAACTTAAAGCAGTATCAGTCCAAACTAGTGTTTCTTGCCTAGCATTTAACCCCGTTATAATTTCTGAACCTGATTTAACAGGTAAAAACCCAGCTGTATTAGTGGCACTTGGGTCCCATACTTCTGGTTCAGGACCTATAGTAGGATCTACATTAGCCCATCTGATAAGTAATGGATCAAGAGATCCTGTAAAATTATTTTTAACATAACTACCTGTAGTAGTGGCATTACCACCTGGGTCAGCAAGCATTGTGTATGTAAAAGTAGTAGTTCCAGTTACCGTAATTTGAAACGTTCCAGAAAAAAGTTTTGGTATAGTACCGCTAACTGTTACGTAATCTAAAGTAGCTAATCCATGTACTCCACTGGTAGTTAAGGTAGCTGTTAAATTACCTGTACCTCCTCTAGCTATACTACTAATGCTTACCCCTGCAGCTGTCGTTGTGGGACTAAAAGACGTACACCCTAAAGCTAATAGATGCCCACTAGGTGCGAACATAATTTTAGTTACTTGTTCAGGAACAGCTTTAGAACCTGTTAAAGAGTTAAGTTTAACTGCTCGATTTCCATAAGTGTTTTCATACACCCAATAAAATATGTCGCTTTCTGAAATGTTAAATATTAAGTCGTTATTAAAATTATCTTGAAAAGTTATTTGAGCGGTAGTTATAACAGGAGCAACAATACTAGAACCCCAAGTTAATCTACCATAAGTCCCCATGCTCCAACCTTGCCCACCACTAACTGTAGCGCTACCAATATTAATTTGAAAAGCAGCGGTAATACTTGTGCCACCGCCTGAAGTAGCTGAAGTAGCTGATGTTGAAGTAGTTATTGTAAAATTAGCTGAATCTACTATGGTTTGTATTTCAAACTCTAAATTAAGATTTGCTGCGGCTATACCTCCTACAGCAGTAGCACCACTAAAAGTAACAAAATCCCCTGCTGTAGCACCATGACCAACAATGTTTACTGTTACAGTGGTAGCAGCTGAAGTAGTTGTAGTAAAGCAATTATCCGTAGCAGTTGAAGTAAAAGTAGCTCTAAGAGGTGTTATATCGTGTAAAGCTGTTCCTGAACAAATGTACATTTTACTGTTAGTGCCTATACCAACATTTACTGCTCCATCATCAGTAGAGTACGCAAATAAACTACGAGCAGTGCCTTGATAAGCAACTAAATTTTCTACTTGCCAACCGCCTAATTTTTCCGGATAACCTTGTCTAAATCTAATCATGTTGCCATCAAACCAGCCACCTTGATCAGAATAATTAGTTTTATCTCGATTAATACCAGGTTGAAATTGTAGTGTTTTTAATGCCATTTATAGTTCTCATCCTCAAATTTCATTTCTCCCGTAAAGTCTATAGGACCTGTAGGATTAAATAAATACTCTATGGGCCAATCGTTTAAATTTTCTACATTCTTTTCGTCGGCAAGTCTTTTATCTTGAAAATTTACTAGCTTGCAAAAAGGTTTTACGTAAGATACCCCTAAACCTTTCCATTCTTTTATTAAATGGTCTTGAAATTCTTTAGAAAGTTTAGCTTCATTGCACTGTATTCCGTTATCAAAAATTACATTTTTAAGCGGTACAATGTCTACTCTGTCACTACCTGAATAGTAAACTAGTAAAACAATTATCCAATGAGTCATACTTCTGGGACATCTACATCAAATGTAATACTTATCCCCAGTTCATGCCATTCTTGTATCAATTCTTCAAAATCCAAATAAGTCATTTCTTGAGGGTAACTTACTCCCATTCTTTCACATAATTCATCAGCTTCAAAAGCTACAAATTTTTTATAATGCCCATTAATAGGAGTGTCCACAATCGGATCATTTATCATATTTTACCTACCTGAAAATAAAACATTAACATTAAAGAATAATTCTGTTTAAGCAGTAAATCAATACTTATAACGCCTTTCTAAGCACTTTCTCTTTTATAATGCAACTTTTTAACACTTCGTTATTTCCTCCCTGACTGCCATCATCTGTAAGCGTAGACATAATATGTATTGATGTTTCAGTCTCTTTTACTTTAAAACCTACAGTTTTACACGTTATTGGAGGTTCATCTAATTCGTCTAGACTTTCTACCCATCCCGCATCTCCTGAGTGGTCATACCAGAGAACACAGATAAGAGGAAATTTTTTAAAGCCCTTTTTCATTTCTTATTCTCCTAATACCAGCTGTGTGACGTTCCACCTCACCATAATCTTTGTGCAATATAATGGCTTGAATTTCTCTTCCGGCTCTGTACCCTGAATCTATTGTCCAAGCATCGCCAGGAGCTAACGTTCTAAACGATTCTACAATAACTTGCATATCTTCAAAGCTACGCTTTGTGTGTATATGACCATGCCAACAATATTTAAAATCACATTGAGCCCATTCAGGACAATCTACAGCCATAATTGAAGGTAGTTTATCAGGTTTAGGCATATGCCCATGCGTAATCCCTATTAAATTATTACCAAATTTATAGTAATACATAGCTTTAGGTGAATCTTCAATGATTACACGTTTATTAGAATCATAAAAAGTAGCTAAAGCACAACTTAACGCAACGTGAGAATGGGGATCATGGTTTCCAGCCACGTTTCTAACACGCACAATTTTGTGTTTTGTCAAGGCTTTTTCAATAAAGTACCGTAAAACATATATACCAGACTTAATAATTTTAGAAAATCTAGAATCTGCATCAAGAGGATTTTTGTTGGCGGGTGTTTGATTAAGAGAATCATCTATGTGGTAAAAATCACCAAGTTGAGCTATTAATATTTCATGTGTAGAAGGGATAGCATCTATGATTCTATCAGCAGCGTCAGTTAAATCTTTGCAGCCTATTTTTAAATCAAAATCTTCCTTTGCTTTTTCCTCCCATGAGAGCATACCCAGGTGAGCATCACCAATACAAATACAGGCTAAGAGGTCTTTGGTTTTAACTTTAGGAGCTTTAGTGCTAGTAGATTTATATTTAACCTTTTCATTAAACGCTGTAACTGTTTCGTCAATTATTTCTTGAGTATTTCTTTGGCCTTTTTGTGATTGACCTTTAACCCACGTCGCGGAGGGAGAGCCAGCTTCGTTATATAAAGTAGACTGCCCAGATTGTTGTTTTTTTCTTCGGAGGCGAACACGATAAATTGTATCAGCTATGGTAGATCTAGCTACATCTTGTTCAAGAGCTGTTGTGGCTTGAGACTTCCCTTCAGAGAGAGTCTTTATATAGGCCGTTTCTTTGTCAGTTATGCAATAGGGTAGTAACCCGGCATAGTCTGGTTCTTTCGTAAAGGCCATAAAAACGCCTCGTGTTTATTATTTATATAGATCCAGTAATATACCCAAGTATAAATACTAGGATGTACCAAACAAAAGGCGGAACACATCCGGCCCAATCTTTAAGTTTGCCCAACATATTATTTACTCCCTCTTCCATTAAGTCAACTAACTCTTTCATTTTGTTGTTTTTTTCACCTTGTCGTACGATCTAGCGGTCGCCAATCCAAGCATTCCCATCAAAACCGGAAGCATAGTTGCTGTGTCAGCCTGCGGAACAATGATACCAAATGGCGCTGCTAGTGGGGAAACCAAAAAATTTATAGCAAAGCCTAAAACACAAACCCACGCACAGGCGGGACGCCACGAACTTTGGAACCAATTTCCCTTTGCTTCTTCTCTGTTGACAGCTATCTGAGCTAAAGCAATTTCTTGAGCATGATTTTCAGCCATAGTAGAAATTTCATGCGCTAACTTCTGTTTAGTGTCAGCATCTGGTATGAATTTATCCAGTAATGAAGCTACTGGTCCTATTAAGGCTTGTAACATTAGGGTTTAGTAGGCCACGTTATGTTATCTACATCACTCTGAGTAGGTATGTCTCTTAATGCTTTTCTATAAGCCGTTTGTGCATCTGACATAGTTACATCTGAACTACCCCACCAATCACATTCTCTTAATAATACATCGCGTTTACTTCTTATATCTACCCACTTTTCATCAGTCGTTGGTTGAGCAGCAGCAATAGCATCTTTTTCTTCTTGGGTATAAGAACGTGTTATCTTCTCTCCTGTTTGTACGTTTACTTCAATTACGTCTGTCATATTGTTTTCCTATTGATATTGTATGTTAATGCCACTATTAACATCAAATGTTGCACTTCCACCTGTCGTTGTTAATCTAACTCTATCCAATGTTGCTGATAATGATTTTGTACCACATTGATGAAAATTTTGTGAACTACCACCACTCATACTCCAAGAACTCCAAGTGTTAGCACTTGAGTCTTGCAAACACAATTCCATAACTCCTTGCCATGTTTCTCCCCCCGCACCAGAACCCTCATCTTCAAAATTAAATCCATTAGTGAAAGCTGCCGTACCACCAGAATCTCTGGAAGTCGTGGAAACATAACCAGAAGTTTCGACACCACCAGAATCACCTAATTGAACAATAAGATTAGAATCTGCATTTGCACTAAGTCCTGTAATTAAAATAGTAATTTTTTTAACCCCTGAAGGAATGGAAGTTATATCAATACTAGAACCACCTGTTGTGGTGCTTTCAGTACCTAAAGTAATACCTAGTCTATGGTCATTACCAGCATCATCTGTATGGTATAAGGAACTTGGTGTATCTGACTTAACCCATATTTGCCCGTTACCAGCGACATCAGTTCCAGCAGCAGCTCCTTCTGTAATAAATATTCCAGTATTGGTTATCTTACTCATTTTGGATATTTCTCCTTAACAGCAGTTCTTTTAGCTTGTAAATCTGTAAGCGTATCTCCGCCATCTAATAAAGCGTGAATCGCTTCCTGAATACTTGGGTATTCTGCAAATCTCTTATTCTTATATGCCTCTTTTGTTTCCCACTCAGCTTCAATAG